GAATTGTTAGATTCTTGGTTAAAACCTAAAAAAGACAAAGCACCTGAAAATGCTGGCAAAGTTATTACAGAAATATTAACAGGAAATCCCGCATCTTTAGCTATTTGGTCAGGTCAAAAATTAGGTAGTATATTTGGTGGCAAAAGTAAGGAAAAAACATCAACAACACCCGCAACAACTACAGATAAAAATGGTAATGTAAAAATTAAAAAAGAAGATGACCAACCATCGGAAAAGAATTTTCCAGATGGTTATCCACCAAAAGAAAAATCTACCGAACCGCCATCAGAAGCACCAACATTAGTTCCACCAGCATCAGGTAATAATCCTCCAAGTATGCCCGTATTACAAGATTCAATGGATGTGCCTGCTCCAAAATCAGAAGAACCCCAATTAGCTTTAAAAAATCCGGGTAATATGAAATTAGATAAAGATGGTTTGGATATGCTTACAGGCCATGAAGGGTTTAAAACACAACCTTATAAAGATGGTAAAACAGGTAAATTAGCTATTGGTTATGGCCATCAGATTTTACCAGGTGAACATTTTACTACTATAACTGAACCTGAAGGTAGAAAATTATTAACAAAAGATGTTGCTTTATCAGAACAAGCAGTAAATAATGCCGTAAAAGTTCCGATAACACAAAAAATGTTTAATTCATTTGTAGATTATACGTATAATACTGGTAAATCTGGAGGCCCGGCTTTAGATCATATTACTAAAATTTTAAATTCTCGTAATTATAAAGCAACAAGAGAAATATTAAAAAGGTCATGGATTACTTCTAAGGATACAACAAAACCAAAAGGAGAAGATCATCCTATTAATCCTAATTTAGTAAAACGTCGTGGAGAAGAAGCCGAAATAGGATTTTCCGATTCAGAAATTGCCATGCTTCCAAAACAAGCACCAAACCAGGGTAGATCTATTTTGGAAACACAAAAACAAACTGAAGATAAAAAATCCGCAATCCAAACAGCAAATACCGGTAATAAAGGGAATACGGTAATTGCTCCTTCTAATACAAATTTAAATAATACCAATATTATTGCTCAACAACACAATCCACGGAATACTGATGATTCTTACAAAGATGCCAGATATCGTGACAGTTTTTCAGGCTAATGCTGTTCTGATGCTATTGTAGATACTCGTTTCTTGTGATTCTAAGAGGGGCCAGTGAATCGCTAAAAGAAAAACGAGTAATTATACGTTTTTAATAATAAAACGTTAAAAAATGAACAAATAAAAAATGGGGTGTAAGGTGAAAACCCACCTCAACACCCCAATACCAGCGGAATTTTCGTCTGGTATTCTTCTATAGTTTGCCCTGTTAATTCAAGGATTCTGTTACATAAATGTAATTCTCTTTATTCTCGGAGAACCTCGGGTGTCTACCTCTGTCAGAAACACCAATTTTATGTAGCTAAAGATTCGTAATAGTTCAAAGAACTATCCGATTCAATTGGAACATCATCTGTGTTCACTTCAGTTTTTGGTTCTTTTGTTGCTTTTGTTTTTGGTTTACGTACAGCTTCTTCCCAAGGTGGAGTAGTATCTTTCTCTTCCTTAGGTGCTCTTGTTTTCTTTACTGGTTCCGGTTCCTTTACCGGTGGTGTATCGGGGAAAAGTTCATCAGCTTTCTTTTGAATTTTTCCTTTTGTTCCCGAAACAACTTCATTAAATTTCTTCTCCAATTCCTCGTAAGATTTAAATTTCTTTTCCTCTACAAATGGTTGAAGTGTATATAATTGTTTAAAGATTGTTTCCAATTCTTTATCATCACCTTTTAACAATGATGATGGTATTCGGAACTTACTATCATCATAATTCCGATACGTGGCGACATTCTTGATTTCTAATGCAAAATCAGCACCATCCCAAAAGTCAAAAACATTAATTGCGGGATCATCTTCATCTTTTGGTTTTAATGCCATCTTGATCTTTTCAAAGATCTTTTGACCGAATTGATAAAGAAATACTTTACCTTGATTTTCAACCATTTCTTTATCTATTAATACTAAAATGTTAGCGATATATACAAGCTTACGCTTACGAATACTTACAGTCTTCCGGTTTTCTTCAATCTCTGTATTCCAAAGAATTGTATTTGCCTTACATACGGGACATTCACGTCCCAATGTTGTTGGACAAAGTTCAATGAAATAACTTCCGCCGATGTTAAAATTGTGTTCGTGATATTGTACCCAAGGTAGATCTTCACCTTCGGCTGCCGGTAAAAATCGAATTCTTGCTGAACCCGAACCAGCTTTATCAACTTGTGGTTTCCAGAAACGAGAATCTTTATAGGACTTTCTATTTCCGTCTGATATTTCTTCTACTTTTTTATTGATTTGTGTGAGGTCTGTTCTTGATTTTTTATATGATGCGAATGACATTGTATCTAATGTGTTTCCTTTATTTGTTGTATTTTTCTTATTTCACAGGAAACTCATAATGTAGGTACTTTAAAAGAGAGGTGGGCCATTTCATCCCTACATAACATAGTTCTTCCCCGGTTTTCACCGGATGCTGTAGTGTTCTATACTTGAACTACTCTCTAAGATTATTTATATTATATCACAATTAACTGCGGGTGTCAAGATCTGTTGTATTTTTCTTATTTCACAGGAAACTCATAATGTCGGTACTTTAAAAGAGAGTTGTTCGTGTAAGACGGATCGGTATTGAAACGGGAGGCTATGATAATCGTGGTGTTCTTGTTCGTTTAATTGTTGAGGTTTATTTTCTTCCACCTTACTTACTTTATATATTGCAGTATTACTATCTAATACCATTTGTAATTTTTCAATCAACTCTGGATCGCTTGTTGTTACGGTAAATTTAGTCATATTAGTGTTTTAAAATCCTTTTCAACCATTTCCTTTAAAATTGTTTTGCATTTATTTATATTAATTGATAAAAATGGTTCATATTTTTTTATTTTGAACCATAGGTCTTTCCAGATTATATCATCTATTTCTTTATTAAGGTTATTTCCAAAATTCAGGATCTGATTAAGTATAACAAATGTTTCTAAACTAATAACCCGTTGAAGACACATTTTTACAATAATTGGATGATCCGAGTCTTCAACTTTAAAAAGGTCATTAAACTTATATCCTTTATTTTCGGTCCATCCTAATAACTCTCGACATTCTTCCGAAAAATGGTAAGTAAGACATTCTATTCTTTTTTGCCATTGGGTATAAACTTCTTCGGAAGTTTCATCTAATAAATCGCCGATCCAAAGATCTGGATTTCCCACGAAATTAGCGACAAATAAATCTATTAGTTTGGCTTTAGAATATTTTTTGGCAATTTTGAAGAAAAAGTATTTATCTGGTCGGGCTTCAAATTTAGAAACAGAGGTTGTTGTTTTACCCTGATATAAGTGGAAATCGTATTTGGTTGTAAAATGTGTTTTAATGGCAATATATAATTCGTATGCTTCAAAGGAGTTCATTGGTTTCAAAAGTCAAATACATTATAATGTTATTTTCATAATCTGTATTTCCTTTCACATGCGGCAACTTCGATTTTGTCCTTCATCGTGGCAGTAAGTAATTTTGGAACAGACTCAAATTCAATTTCAAATTGTTGGCATAAGGTAATAACAGCCTCTAAATAATCCACATTTTGTTCTTTTACAATTTTTTCGATTTGTAAGGAAAAGTTAAAGGCTGTCATATTTAATCACTTAAAAGATGTGTTAGAGATGGTTTAATACCGTATTCAAAATAAAGGCATTCTCCAGGTTTTAAAGTTGCCTGTAATGCTTTTATTAGAATTTTTTGAGTTTGTTTTTCCGTTGTTTTGCCTGCCAAAATATCAATTATATTTTGAACAATTGTTTTCTTCATCATAATTACATTATAACACAAATAAAATTAAAAAGCAATTATTTTCAAGGTATAAAAAATATGTCCTTGGATTTGAATAGTCTTTTTATATGGCCATTTTGGATGAACATATAGCGCATGGAAAAACAATGCACCATTTGTATTATCCTTATAATATGATTGGTTCAAATACATTGAAGTTGCTATTTCCAATGCTTGGTCATATTGTTCATGGTAAAATGTTTTAGTCTCTTTCCATCTAAATTGATGCGCCTGGTGAATTACCTGGCAGACATCCATATCGTATAATTGGCTTCGATTGAAAATTACGAAGGCTACAGCCAATTTGCCTTGCAGCCTTTGGTTGCCAGCTTCGTGATAGATGGCAGAGGCTATACAATTAATTTGTTTAGCATCGGTTTGTTTTAAAATAGGAATACTTAAAACAGGCGCCCAACAAATTTTACCGAATAGACAGAGGAGAGACATTAGAATTATATTTCTTAATGTTCTCATTATAATTAGTATTTAGTAAATTTAAAGCCCCAGGAAGACATTATAACGGTCCGTCTTCCTTGGGGGAACGGGGATTTTTACTCAGTAGGATTTACCGTTTTCCTATCCCCTCTATTGTGAGATCTAAAATTACGGTAGCTTTTGGAAAACAAGGAAAGCTACCGAACCCCGGATAACAGCTTATGCTGCCATCGGTAAAACGAATGTTTCGTCGTTTATTTTATTTGATTAACGTGAAAGTTCACGTATCGCGGCTATACTCGCTACAATCCAATCGAATCCGGTACAGACCCACCGAAATACATTAATAGTTGTTACAGCAAAGTGGGGTTCCATTTATACTTTACTCTATTAATGTATTCGGGTGGATCTGGTGGGAGTTGAACCCACGTCTTAAAAAGAGTCTGTATAGATATATACGATAATTCCTTTTGGCTAGTCCAAATACCCAGCCGAAACAATAATATCTATTGCTTTATCAAATTCTCCCATTTTTAATAATTGATTTGTTTTATGCCGTAAAGATAGGATGGCTTTTTGCATTCCAACTTTACCCCAACTAGAACGATGATGCCCCCAAATAACATTTCTACAGGAACATTTAATAACGTTTTTCTTTCTTCCCATTTGTGAAGTTTCTCCTATAACTTAATAGAATGTCTTCATAATGTTTCTCCTCTTATTTATACTATTGTGGCCCCAGGTCGTTATTCTGGATTTCCCGCACATGGTTAAGTCAATTAGACTGACGGGTGAACTCACCTGTTCGAAACCACGTATCAACCGCACCGTCATAACGCTTTTTTGGCGTATTACCATAATGATATTTACGATTCACCTGGCCAATATCATGCAAAATTTTCTGACGTTCTCTTGCAACAAGGAGATCCACATATTCAAAAATGGGTATTAATGTGCTCGTATCAAAAGCATATTCAGTACTATTTATTTGAACTATTAATCTTATTAATTTTTCTTTTGTTTGTTTCGTCATAATATTAAGTATATCAATTTTACTGTGGGATGTCAAGAAATTTTTTCTTGTGAGATTCACGTAAATGGTCGGGGCAGTAGGATTCGAACCTACGAAGTGTCCTGCTCCCAAAGCAGGCGGCTTAAACCAGACTGGCCCATACCCCGTTTAAAATGTTATCGATGCCGTTATTACCGCAGCCGCAAACCAATAAATCATTTTCCTGTAATTGCCCAGGTGCCAATATACAATAGAGGCGCCAAAACACAGTAAAATCTGTATACTGGGAAATATATAAGCCAGCATTTATTGTTCCCGTAATGCCTTATTAATCTTGTATTCAATATATGTTGGTTCTTTGGGTTGATATGGAATTACCTTCTTATCAAAGAACCTTAACATCCATAAATTCAAACAATGTTTTATTAAATTAATTTCTTCCTCTGTAAGACTTATTGTAATTAAATTTTCCATAATATACCTTAATTTGTGGGGCCATGTGTCCGACTACCCCAATAGTGTCACCACTTGGAAGGCTCATCGCTCTGGCATAACGCTGTTCCTGCGCCGTCCTACATATGAACGACCCACATATATTTATGCTGGAATATATTTCACTTCTTTGAATGATTTCCTTAAATCGTAACATTTTTTAGGAGTTGAACCATAATGATATTTATGATTTACATGTCCAATATCAGTAAAAATCTTTCGCCTCTCTCGGGCAACAAGGAAATCTACATATTCAAAAACAGGAAATAAAAACCTATCATCAATATTAGATTTGCAAGTTTAATTTGTGTTTGTTTCGTCATAATATTAAGTATATCAATTTTACATGGGGATGTCAAGAAATTTTTTATGGTATCGTTCTCTCAAAGGTATATTATGTTCTGCTAATTTTTCTTTCCACATAAAAAATGATTTCTTTCCGTGTGTCATTTTCCCATAATTTATCCATTCGTGACAATGGATCATTTCATGTACCAAAATTGCCAGAAACAATTTAAAATTACGAAATTTAGGATCAATTTGTAATTTTACACACCTGTCATATGGTGGTTTCATTTTTATGTGTGGAACACACGCCGCATATTGTCCCTGAAATCTTTTTATTTCAATATCATAAAATTTGGGGATTTTGCCATCAAATATCAACTCATTTAAAATAGCATGCCATTTCCGAATATCTTTGATTGTTGGGTAATATGTGCCAGGCTCATGAATTTTACTCAAGATAGGAAGCACGATATACCCTCAGTTACTATTTATACTTGAGGTTTTTGAGGAAATAATGTGTCTCTGACCAATTCTGGTGTTAGCAAAGGAATACCCAAATCATGTTTAAGGATTTTACCAACCAATTCAGCTTCAGATGGATGAATTGATTCTAAAATTTGCCCTAAAATTTCTCGTTTCTTTTTTAATGGAAGATTTTTAGATTCCAAAAGAACATAGAACCGTTTCATTTCATAGAATAAAGAAGATGGAGATATACCAATAGGACCAGGATCTGGTTTGTAGGGGGGTAATTCGGTAATAGAAAATACGGACCGAGGATCCCATACATATTGGAACATCAATCGGATCGCAGGACTGTTGTTTTTTCGTAGGACGGTTTTAATTTCATCTTCCGTTTTACATGCGGCAACTTCATCCAAAATTTCTGGAATAATCTTTATACTCATAAGTTCCTTTACACTTTTCATTAAAATTCACCAATTTTATCCATCAAAGTGGCTAATTTATGTGCCACAAAATAATCCCACAAACCCTTACGAGATTCCGCATATGGCTTTTCCCATTCTTCGATAATATTGCCTTGTATATTTTTTGGGATAAATTCTAAATCAATTAACTGTTTATTGCGGGCATATCCGTTCAACATTTTACCAGTACAAAAATTTAAAGGATTGGATTCTTTTACCCACCGGGCTAAATTATCTTTTCTAATAGAAACTTGCCGCTTATCCTTATTTACAAAGGTATCAGCATCAGATAAGAAATTAGGAACTCCATCGCCATAATCTCCTAACATAATATGTTCCCGGAGAAATTCAATAGGATTATCGGTCTTAATAAAATGCTTTTGAACAGGAGCATATTGTTCGATATTAGGATATTTCTGTAATTGGGGGAAATCCTTATCTCCGGAAAGAATGAGAACCTTTTCGGCTGTATGTTCTCTTTTGGCAATTACACCAATTGAATCATCGGCTTCTGTATTAGGTATATCAATTACACGATAAGGTAAAAATATATCAATTTCATCACGGATTTTATTTAGGGAATTGAAAATTAAATTCCAATCTAAACCAGAATTATCCCGATTTTTCTTCCGATTGGATTTATAATAAGGGAATACATCTTTTCGCCAATAATGGTTACTATCACAACATATGATTAAATTTCCATATTTTTCTCCGAATTTCATTTTATAATATCGGAGGCTATTTAATACCATATGTCGGATTAAATCTTCGTTTATTTTGGTTTTATCGCCAGGTTGCCCCGGGAAATCAGAGTGTTCTTTCTTATCCGGAAGAGTCGTTTCCGGTTTTGTTTCATGAAATGCGCCAATATTTGCAAACAGATTGGAAATCGCAATTTGATTATAGTCTATAAGTATCACATCTATTATTATATCATATCTCTTATTAAATGTCAAATGGAATTAAGTCTTGTGAATACGCAACATGCAAAGGATGTTTAGGCTGGCCGTCTTTTGTGACACCCAGACACAATTTAGATATGCTCGTATTACGCATTAGAACGTCGTGGCCGCGTTGTTTCACTAAAGCGTGACTGCCCCAAGCACAAACTAAAGAAGTGTTATAAAATGACAGTATTTTATCAATATAATAATCATTATCTTTACCAATGGGATCCCCCACAGTATAAAGATCCTTAGGATAAGGAGACCGAAAAGCAAATAAATTAATAATAATCATTTCATTTGCTTTGTGGTGGCAACTACGATACAAACATCTGGTTAATGTTGGGTCCAATTTAAAGGCATCTGCTGTAGATGGATTGAGCATCAACCATACCAATTTCTTATCTCCAGGTATCCCCGTTTTCCAGGATAAGGAATAACGGTATAATCTATCTTTGGAAAAAATTACTGAAGATTGTTCTCCATTACTTTCAAAGATATTATATGGACTTGGATTCATGTGATTTTCGATACTTATAGATGATCGTTTTGGAATTTAAATTATCATCGCCAACCACATTTGCGGAGAGATATTCATACATCGGATATAAAGTTTGTTCGGTTTCTATACCATCTACAATAACAATATGTTTAGCTTTAAGAAGTTCCAACACTTTAGTTCTTAATTCACTTTCAATGGGATATACAATTACTCGGGGATATTCATGGTCGCAAGCAGCACAACTCATAAAGGAAACAATATCTTCCGCCGTATCAGTTGGTAAAGGTTCAATCACTTCACCTTGAACTCTAACCAGTTTTTCATAGGCTTCTGGATTAGGTTCAGATATAATAATTCTATTTTCTGTAGGATCTTCATCCCTATGCCATGTTGGTGCACCCAAAGGTTGGATATGAATTAATGGTCCAACTGGAGATTTCCGTTTAAAGATCTTATGATATAATTGGTTCAGGTATTTCATCATCTGTATGTATTTCTTTCTTTTTATATAATAACCAAAATCCTTTTGCTTCTGTGGCTAAAACATCATGGTTGGCTTTTTCTGGATCAATTTCTAAATAAACAATATTACCTTTATTATGAGGTATCATTCTTCCACGAACAACCCCTACGGAAGATTCTTCGGGGGAAATTATTAATGTTTTCCCAGTCATTCATCATCCCATTCATTGATACAATCATCTGTATAATCTCTTCCAGGAATAACGTCATCTAAATAATCATCTTCAAAACATCCATTTAGACATATACCATCTTGGTCTAAACGATCATGACAAATAAGACACGTATCCTCCCAATCTAAAATATTGTTATCTAAAAGTTCATGATTCATACCAGTTAGCCTTTGACCATCCTATTCCTAATATATCTAATAAAAAATCAACAGCATTATATTCCCAATCCATACCACATCCAGGGCATTCATAATCAACCAAAACATGGTCACGACAATACGCAAGACCAGAAATAGCAAATTTAGCACCACAACCACCAGGACAAAGCATTTTGGTTTTACAAAATACTACTGGTTTATTCCTTTTCATAATGACTCCTACTAAAATAATCTCCCAAACCTTCAAGAGCTCCGTCTATTTTATGTTCGGCCCATTTCCGATAACAAGTATCAGGAAAACCTACAATCGCTTTACGGTAATAATTTATCATATATTGGATCCATTCTTCCTTTACTGAAACCTTATGGTCTTCGTTTATTATCCATTCGTGCTGACTAAGACCATAAGGACTGGCATCCTCAGGACATTCAGGTGGTTTCCTGTATATATGATTTGTAATCATTTCACCGTCCTCAAAAGAAGTACCGTATCACAAATTCGGCTTCTCATAGGAGCACTCTTTGCTCGAATTTCATCCATAAGATGCCGTAATGCAACCTTACCATATTCAGCAACCTTGGGAAGAATCTCTTTTGGTTTTCGGAGTTTCTTACAAAAACTGGTTTTTTCATTATAATTATCAATTGATTTCCGGGAAACAGTTAGGCCCTTTTCATCAACTGCATAATATACCCCAAGTTTACGGGTCTTAGTATTGAAAACCCAAAGCTGTTGAGCACCGATAATATCTTCCGGATCAGTAGATCCCATTTTTAATTCATCATCGGATTTTTGGTAAACAAATAACTTTAGAAGTTGTGCTGGAGTTTTCCGTTTTAATGTTCTCGGTTTTCTTGTTTTTCTAACTGTCTTAAGAAGTTCCTCTGATGGCGCACCAATTAACCATTCATACATTTTCTTTAAAATGATTTTAGAAACACCTTCATAAGATTCCTTAATATCTGAATTCTTTCCATCGATTGCCTGTTTAAGTTCCACAATCAAATTAGAAAAGTGTTCGTGGATTTTAGTTTTTTGATTATTAGTAATACCAAGTTTCAATACGGCATCTGCCATACTATTATCAGGAAAATGTTTCTTGGTATATCCAAAATCATCAAGCATTCCATTTACAACTCCAATACATTCGGAAACTTTATGATCCCGGATTACTGTTTTTTCGGTAAACAAATCATCGGTCGAAACTGATACCTTTGACCAATTCCTAATACACTTTTCCAAATTTTGGATATGCTTGTCATCAACTGGCCATCCACGCAGGATTAATCGAGCGCAAATAGATAATGCATGTCCTTCTCCACAAACAAATAAATCAGGAGAAATGTGATTGATGTTTTTTAGTAATTCTGGGAAATTCTTTTCAGTATAATCAATGATAAACGTTTTCCTATTTTTTTCTTCGGTCATCGCGTTATACCAATTAAACGCTTTACCTAAAGCGGATTGATATTCCAATTTTGCTTCATTACCTTTGAGCAAAGGATTTAAAGGTTTAAAAACAGGTTCGCATCCCCAAAAAACGGCAAGAGAATTTTTCAAAGCCTTCTTTGAAATTTCTTCACCTTCTTTGGGAATTATAATACGTTGTTTCTTCGGACGGCCTCTAGGCATAATTTTCTCTCACTATTTAAGTATAGTAGAAATTTCGGGAAATGTCAAGTATAAATACTTATATGCCATACTATGAATACTTGTGTTCTGAATGTAATGTTATAATAGAAACAAAATTACACATGGAAGATTATTTACTTCCTGAGAAACAACCTTGTCCGGAATGTGGGCAAAAACAATTACACATATACTTAAGTTCTCCACCCGCAATTGGTGACCCAATTAAACTTGGGATAACCAGACCACCAGATGCTTTCCTCCATGGAGTATTAGGACGTATGCAGAATTCCGTACCAGATAGAGCCACATTTTCTCCTAATGGTACTCCCAAAAGAAAATTTGTGGACTTTTCTAAATGCCGATATTCCCCGGGAAGATTAGTCTAATAATATTCCACGGTTGGGAACCGTTATGATTTGTCAAAAGGATATGGAATTTCTATTTCCTTTTCAAATACAAGGAAATATTCTGCATCTACTTTATGGATGGCTTGGATAAATTTATATGCCCCCCCATATGCTAAAATAACAGATTTTAATTGTTCAAAATCTCCAGTTTCAATAACTATTCGGTTATATGATTTCATACACAACTCAATTCATTTGGAACAATAGAAAGACTAATTAAATTTTCCAACCAGAAACAACGCCAACCTTTTGAATTAATATCATAATAATGAATTAAATCAGTTTCCGGCTTAGGTTCTGCTGGTACCTCTTTTGTTTTAGGATGAAATTCTTTAGGAATTAAATCAAGATTTGTTGTTCCCATTGCTGTTCGAGTTTCCTCATTTAATTTGGTATAAACCAAACAACATTCACCCAATTGTAATGCAAATTTCACTTCATTTTTAGTATCTTTCATGATATCTCCTTCACGCCATTTTTCCCACAGATTACCTAAAGTTATTGTATTAAAATTCATGTCCGTCTCCAACATTGAACACAGGTAAACCTAATGAATGCCACATACGGATTACTTTTGGTCTGTCATCAATGACCACAAACACATTATATTTACCTTTAATGTGTTCATCAAAAAATTCCTTTTTTACAACTTCATCTGATCGGTTATCCCCGGTTTCGCGCATAACCAATTTAAAATATGGGTCATTATCAACATCACAAAACCCACATTTATTTAAAAGGAATCTTAACGTAGGTAAACGATAATTATCAGTACGTCCAGAAAAGAAATATATTTTTGAAATAAGAGGAATACTTAAAGATCTACATGCAGGAATTTTTTCCTTTTCTTCTTTATTATAACCCATAATTTTATCATGAATATAACAATCACGATATGTCATTAATAATTGCAATACCGGTAAATTTGGTTCATCAGTTAAATCACATAAAGAGGCATCATATGCATTTCGGCGTTTCCCAAACAATGCTAATGTTCCATCAAGGTCGCAGATAATCGTCCAAGGTAATTCCCAATCAACGGGATATAGTTTTACTTCAGGAATCAAACCAGCTTCAGTTGCCATTTTCAATATTACCTCAGGACCAACAAATCTCTCCCCACGGTGTTCTCGTTCCTTATCTCGGTCGATACAAGTTTGAACCGGAACATCACGGAAATCTTTTTCAATGATTTTCACAGAAGGATAATTTTGAACTATCCAAGTCTTCAGACTTTTAAGAGTATGGGGATTCAAATACGTATTATCTAATATAACATCATATCCAGATTTTAATGCTTTTTCAAGTCTTTCTATCCTGATTTTACGGACTTGTTTTTCAAATTTAGGAGTCCATTCAGTTGGATTATGGGCTTTAAGTTCCGCTCTGATATCATCATTATTAATTCGAATTGTACTATAATGTATATTTAAATATTCTCTTGCCCAAGTAGTTTTCCCTGATGCAGGTAAACCGATAGTTAAAAAAACCGTTTGTGGAGCAGCCATAATTTATCCCCAGGTATCTTCTTCCCAATCACCCCATGCGCGGTGAATTGCCAAACTAATACCAGCAAGTAAAGGACAATCTAATTCAACTTCAACATATATTTTCTACTCATAATTTTTATTATATCTCAATTAAAGAAGGATGTCAAATATCTAATTTGACTTCTTTATATTGATGATTTTCTTCTCCACAGGTTAAACAGGTTCGTTTTACGGTATATGTTCGGCCTTGGATCATTCTATGGGTATATTTGATATTCTGGGAATCTATTTTTACCCAGGGTCCCCATATATGGTGGTGTTGTTTAAAACTGGTAACAAACCAACTCGCAATACTCATAGAACTAATGGAGATT